AGTAGCTCCTAAATTATCGTAATCTTCATTGTATAAACCAAATCGCAGGCACTACTCCGGCTTTCACGTTGTTAGTAACAATCGTTAAATTATCTTTATTAAAAGCCATGTTATTCCTCCTATGCTACTGTAGCGCCAGAGTTAGATATTAGTTGCCATTTTACATCAACATAAATTAACTCAACAGCGTCATTAACGTCGTTGAAAGTAATCGTTGTGCCATCTTTAAAATTGGTAACAGTTAATGTTCCATCTCCACCGTCAGTTTTCATTTTAATTACTTTACGTTGTCCTTCAAAAGAACCTGCGGCTAAAGTCAAAGCGTTAGCTCCAGTTGTTACTAACAAAGTTGTTTCGTTAGTTACGTCTACTGCTCCAGCACCAGTTAATGTTTGAACACCACCTAAAGTCAATGAAGTTACAGAAGTTGCAGTTAAAGTTGCCGCTCCATCAGTAACGCCAGAAACACGATATCGAACTGAACTTGTAAATGCGGCCGCCAAAACTTCTACTTGGTCGCCAACATTAAGACGTTTGTCTGTGAAGAAACCAGAAGTTGTTACAGTGTCAGACGCTTCATTCCAATACAACCATAGGCTAGGTACTACACCAGCTTTGGCGTTGTTTGCAATGATTGTTAAATTTTCTCTATTAAAAGCCATGATTCACTCCTTTATGGGGTAACAGTCGTTAAGTTAGCTAACGTGATGACCCCTGCGCTTACGCTTGCTTTAGTAAATGTTAAAACAGTTGAATCGCCTTTGAGTGACATAATCACATCGCCAGTAACAATTCTTTTGTCGTCCATATAACCAGCAGTCGTTACAGTGTCGTCGTCTGCATTATGATAAAACCACAATGTAGGCGTTTCGCCAGCTTTTGCGTTGTTCCCGATGATTGTTAATTTGCTTCTATCGAATGCCATATAGTCCCCTTTATTTTAAGGGGGGCCGTTAAGCCCCCCCATTCAGTGATTATGGGTTATCGTCTGAATCGATTGCGACCATTCCGTCTGCATCGATAACAACTGCACCAGCACTGTAAACACAGCCAATTTGCCATGCTAATTTTTCAGGAATCCAATCAACCATAGTTTTCATATCTTTACCGATAGCTAAACCTACGGCTTGTTTATGGTAAGCGAAAGCGTATTGTTGAACACCAGCTTCACGAGGTAATCCACCTTCTGTTCGAGAACCAATAGTGATGAATTTGAAACCGTAGAAGGTATCAATATCGCCAGCTACCAGAGCTTTTACAGTGTTGAAGTCAGATGAAGTTACAGTGGTAGAACTTAAGAACTGTTCTTTTTGCTTAGGTGTGTAGATTAAATAACGGTCTTCCGAAGGCACGTTGTTTTCATCTAACAATTGAGCGGCACTTGCTACAAGAGTCAATGAGAAAGCGTGTGTACCATCGCCAACAGTGTTACCACCTACGATAGCGGCTTCGAGAGCGTCGATGATCAATTGATCTTCACGTCGGCCGATAGCTTTTGCAGTAGATTCTGCAATGATTTTCTTGTCATCAAAATTAATCTTTTCGATGTCCATAATATCTTCGTAATCAAAAGCATCCCAGTCACTTAATGTAACGGTTACTTTGTCACGAGAAGCGTTCATCGCTACAACGTCGTTACCACGATTATGTTGAGTAGCAACACCTGCGCCAGCAGTTGGGAAACGATGAGTAGAACCGATAACACCAGTTTTTACACGAACTGTTTCACGAAGTGTATTTTGTAGCTTGATAAGCTAGTTTTACTTCTGAGTCGAATGAGTCAATAAATACGTTTGATACTTGTTGTGACATTTTTATACCTCCAAAAAAATTATAAACTTCTAATGAAGCCTATGCCTTTTATGGGGTCGTAAAAACGAGTAGCCCTAGCACCGGGATTAGTTGCCAAATCCTATCAACTACAAACTAAAAGTCAATTAAAATGACGCATCCATCAGGCGACCAGTTCTTCCTGCTTTCGCTCGTAGATAAGTAATTTCTTGTCGTCTTGAGTCAGTAGTTTTGCCGTCTAAATATTCTCGTTTTAATTCAGCATCACTTGGTAAACCAGATACATTGCTAACACTGTGAGGAATATTTCCACCGCCAGCAAATTCCTTAATCTGGTATACAGCATCGATAGCCTCAGCCCCTTGTGATTCCATCCACTCTAAAAGTAAATTCTTAGTTTTAGCTGTGAAAACAGGCGAAGTCTCAATGAATACTTTAGTTTCACGAATAATATTATCAGCGTTAGAACCTAGCTTTTGCTTTTGCTCATCTACCCATTTGCCTTTTTCGACATACTTTTCCTCTTTTGTTTTAGTGTCGATAACATTGGTTGACTCTAAAACATGCAAAAGAAGTTTAGTCATGTCCTCGCCTTGGCGTTTAGTGAGTCCGCTTTCAAAATATTGTTTAGCATTAAATTCTGAATTTCTTTATTTCCTCTGCGCTTGGTGCGGTTGGGTCAAAGAATTTTTTCAAATCTCTTGTCTGGTGGAGCGTAATCTAGGAAATATTCATCAGCCTTTTCTGGAGCCTTCCCGTCAGAAACTTTACGACGTAAATCTAAAATACGTTTCTCATAGTGTTCTTCTTTTTCTTTAAATCATCAAAGAATTGTTTAGCGCCATCTTGATTAAATTTCCGTCCTCAGTGTAAAGACGTTTATCAAAATCATATTGTGGTTTAGGGTCGCTCGGTGTGCCGCTTACTGGCTCTGTTATCTTTGGTTCCTTAACCTCCACCGGAGCTGGTGTATTTATTAAACTTGCAGGTTCAGCGGGCGCAACTGGTGCGGGAGCCGCATTTTTTTCTTCTGACATTGTTTACCCCTTTTTTTGCGCCTTTTAATGCGCTGATTGAATTTAATTGTTTGTAATATTCTTGAACTGCTTTACATACCAAAGCGACTAAAGCATTGTCTGATTTCAGACTGCTTCTCTGAATTGTGTTTATAACTTCTGTTAAATCCGGATACATTACTTGCCCCCCTTCTTTGCTTTGTCTAATACCCCTCGAATATGGTCAACTAATTGTTGTTGTCCTGCTTTCGCATACGTCGCATTAACATTATCGTAGTTAGGGTAATTAAAGTGAGCATAAGTATCTAGGTATTCTATTACCTTATCCCCTAATTCAGATTAAAACTGCTAAGAATGCTCGCTGGATATCAGCTTGCTTTTCTTGCATTTTTTGTAATCGCTCTTCTACTTCTTTTTTAGAATGCTCTAGTTGCATCTTTCTCCGCTATCTTGGCATTTGCTTTGCCCATCTCAATTTGATTCTGAGCGTCAATTTGTGATTGTTGTGCGGCTTGTTGTGCGGCCAGTGCTTGTTGTTGTTGTTCCTCACCTTTAGCTTTAATCTCATCGCTTGTAGCAATGAATTGATTCGGTACTCCTAATAAATCCATGAGGTATGGCCCCATATCATCTAAGTGAAGCGAGTTATTTAATGCCCTGCCAGTAGGGTCTAACTGAACAAGTAATGTTGAAGCCGCCATAATAGACTGCGCTTCGTTTGCTTTTAATTGTTTAGCAACAGGAGAGTTAATCTTAACTTTGTAAATCATTCCGTTAATCTCTGCCGCATCGAAACCAGTACCGTCTTTATCTTTTGATTTAAATATCTTATTCGTAATCATGACATCAAATATTCTACGAACCATTTCAATTTGAAATAAAATCAATCGGCCGAATACTGAGTTTAAGTTTTTCTTTAACTCAAGCATTCTTTGGTTAACTTCGGTTGCGGTTAATTGTCGATTACCTTCGTTTGGAAGGGTATTCCCTAACGTCGCTCGCTTAATATCCATTTGTAATTCTTGAACTTTGTATTGTTCTAAATTCGGGTTTGTTTGTGTTAGTTGTAATGGAACAATAGATGATTGAGCATTTGGAACTACGTTAAGCGCAAACGGTGTCATATCTAATTGCTCAACATCTAACATCGCATCTTCTTGAACCAATAACGGCGGTAAGTTGTATGCCAATGCTCTAAGTGAATACCACTTAATCATATTTAAAGTCTTAATATCATTTAATGCGGCGATACCAACACCACGTCCATACGGCTCACCTGCGGCTTTATTCCAACGCAATACAACAAAAGGATTAGTCTTGTATTCTCGTTTTAATAACTCTGCTTTATTTTTTAAATCAATAACTAGATAAATCCATTGTTTAATATCTCTATCCCAATATGTGCATTCGAGAATTGTGATGTCCTTATCCAACTCATTTTCTTTTATCTCCATCTTACTTAGCTCACGCCACATTTGAGATATGTTTTCTCTTTTCATTGTAAATTCACGGTACACCCAATTAACATTGCCATCAGAACCTTCTTCAATCGAATATTCAGTTAATGGGATTGTTTTGTAGTTTACAGGTTGATAAATATCGTCGCCGGGCATAATAAGCATGCAAGCAGTACCAGCAAATAAGTCGTAACAGAACTCACTGAATGCAATATCAAAGTTACTAAGATTTTTATATTCGTTTGCCTTATCACACATCTTCTTTAATTCTTTATTT